GGTAATGGTTTTGTTAAAGGCATCGTGGCTCACCAATTTGTTGGCGTACATACCATTAAAGATATTGTCTAGCATATCAACTGGTTTATCATACTCATATTTAATTACACTTGACATTCTTCTTTCTATGTCTTTAATCTCTGGTTGTTTTCTGTTTTCAGTAATACTAGAAATCAATGACGCAAACTTCCACTTTGGTGTGATTTGTGCTCCTATACTTCCAATCGCCATCATACTTGCAATACTTCTAAAATGATAACCCTCACTTGTTTCATAAAAAACATAACCTGCATTTTGAGGATAGTTTCTAGGTATCGCACTCTTGGCCATTAATCTTATTGCTTGATATGGATTTAAATTTGGTATTACAATCTTGGCATTAGTAGCAGTCGGCTCAAAGTAAAATGGTTTTTCTGATTTAAGGTAATTACGTACTATATCTTTAACGCCTTCCTCTATGGGACCTGCATATGCCTTACTAATTTTGGTAATTGAATTACGATACATTTCAGGAGAACAAAAGAATATTTGATAGAATTGAGCACCATCTACATTAGGGTCTCTTCTTACTTTGTCAACCTTATACACTTGACACGGTACACCTGACCTCTCTGTATAGTCATAACCTGGTGTGCCTGGCGTATTAAACTTAAATGCTATTCTTTCTAATCCTGTGATTGGTAATAATGACCTAATATCTTGTCTATCATATACAATAACTGAGCCAACTACATTGTTGGTCATAATGTCTTCAGCAAGTTCAAAGTTATACATTATACCTTTGATGTCTATTATTCTAGGGAGTGATTCTTCTTTTTCAAACTGATATGAAATCAATTCTAAATCTGTTAATGAATATTGACCAACTTTGTCAAGTTTATCGCCTGTAATTGTACGAACCATTATCTATGCCTTTATCAAGTTTTTAAATTCTTCTATAAAATTATTTAAATAGCCAGGATTTAAAAGTTTAATTTGTCTCTTTTTGTCTTGTTCTCTTCTTTCGTATTCTATATTTGATACTGCCTCTGCACCTGCTGTGTCAGAGTTTACTTCTATCTTATGTGAGTAATCACTAGGACCTTGACCCTTTTGTGAACCACTTGATTGTGTTTTCTCATAATGATGTATGCCTTCTACATTGTCATACTTATCGGCAACAAATTGTTGAAAGTTATACTCATCTAACGGCCAATCATAAAATCTATTTTGTACATTGTTTAACAAACACACAACCCAAAAATAATCTGTACTACCATATACTTTGTATGCAATTGTTTCAGGTGAATCACCCTCTGGCACATCAAAACTATCGTAAAGAGCAAGATTGTTTGCTATCTTACTTCTTACTTTTACTTTTCTCCATATATCGGTAACGTCTTTATTATCACCAACTACACCTGATAAATTGTATTGAATAGTAGGGAATAGGTCAAAGTAATTCATTATGCTCCCTCTTCTATATCTTCTTTAGTTAATACTCTGTCTTCCTTAAATGATACGGTCAAGTTTGTGTGTACTGGTTGACCATCAGGAAAGAAACTAGGTTGACCATCTGGCGTATAGTTAACTTCAACACCTGTACAATAACAAGCAGATATTAAATTTAGTTTATCATTTACTTCGCCTTTGTACATATAACTAATTTTAAAATAGTTTGGTATTTCAAATAATGCACCTGCATTGTCTTTAAAACCTGGTGCTGAATTGTATTTAAATATTGTTATGATGTCTCTTACTGCGTCTGCCTCTTTCATATTTCTTGGCCAAAAGTCAAACGTATATGTAAAGTCTCTCATACCAGGACCCTCATAAAATAATTCGTTTCTAGGATTGATTGCTGTACCTGCTCTTTTCATCATAAATTTAATTGGGTCACCAAGACCAACTAATTGTACTGCCTCACCTAATAATTGTTTACCTTTTTTAATTGCTGTATTTGTACCTGCACTTAAAAATGCCTTAATCTGGTCTGCACTCTCACCACCACTTGCGTTTCTCATTAATGCACCCTCAATATCACCTGATATACCTGTTTCTTCAGCACCATAATCTTGCGAATAACTTGCCTTGATTGAGCTAGGCATATACAATGCAATGGCAGAATTCATAATAGATTTATTAGGTACTTTAGACGTAACCTTTTTACCTTTTTTCTTACCTGAATTAAACATACCACCTTGTTGTGGACTATATCCTATAAAACCTGATTCAAATATGATATAGTGACCAAGTTCATTAGAACCAAGGTCTAGTGGATATTGTACAGGACTAAATGATAGTGGATTCTCAATTAATTTTTGACTAGGCGCACTATCTATATTAAATGGTGACTTGTCTTTTAATTTAGCTGCAACTTTACCAGCCGCTTGAGCAGAACCACCAGACATAAAATTGTTTATTGCATTAGCAGCAAACGGTGTCGCCAGGTTTGATATGTGATTTTTTAACTTTGTAAATGCCATTTATAAATACCTTTATCAATATTTATATAGATTAGAGGTATATTATGGCAAAGAGTTATAAAGGTTTATACAGACCAACCAATCCGAAGAAATACGTAGGAGACGCCAAAAAGATAGTGTATCGGTCACTATTAGAAAGACGTTTTATGCGTTATTGTGACCTTAATGAAGATATTACATTTTGGGCAAGTGAAGAATTGCCAATCAGATACTATAACCCTATCACTAGTAAATTTCACCGATACTTTCCAGACTTTGTTGTAAAGACAACCAAAAATCAAAAGTATATGATAGAGATTAAACCTTATCGTCAATGCGATAAACCTAAAATGCCAAAGAAGAAAACAAAATCTTATATGCGTGAGAGTTTAGAGTATATTAAGAACAAGGCAAAATGGTCAGCAGCCAAAGCTTATTGTGATGATAATGGTCTTACATTCAAACTAATTACAGAAAAAGATTTAGGTAAGTATTAAGCCATTGCATTGGCATAGGCGTGTCTATCGTGGTAACTATCTATACCTACATCTAAACTACCTGCGTGTGTTGATGTTGACGCCACGGTTGTTTGTGTTTTTGTGCCGTTATCAATAACATTATTATTAATTACAGGTGCTGTATCTTTAGGTAAAGGACCAACATTCTTCATACCAAATTTAGGATCCGATTTTCCTATTTCTGTGCCAGAGAAATCAACGCCACCATCAGGACTTTCACCAATAGTTTTAAATGTACTTTCGCCTAATGGTATATCTTGTTTTACAACTACATATTTTTTATTGTTTTGGTCATATGCCACTTTTACTGCGTCACCTATTTCTTCAGCAACTGATTTAGCAAAACCAGGACCTATTGTTTCAAAATTTTTATCATTCTGTTGTAATACACCATCTTTAAATTTATATTTACCAGCAATTGTTTCCATACCATTTGCTTCATCTTTTGCAATCTTTTCAGCAATGCTGGCGTCACCTGTATTTGCTGTATCTAATACTGATGGTGCTGGCTCTGAAGTTTCAAACTTCATTTTATCTTTTACAAATTGAGGTAATGGTAATGCTTGAATAATACCATTTATTGCCTCTTTAATTTTATTTCCTACCATTGTAAAGAATTCTCCTATTGGTCTGAAAAAGTTTTTAACAGCATTCTCAATATTAGTCCGTATACCAGTTAAATATTCCCTAACAGCAACATCTATATTATCAAGTGTATCTCCTATCGCACCAAAAAAACCAAAAACTGCGTCAACGCCAGCAAAAAACTTTGCTTTAACATTTGCCCATACTTCACCAATAGACCCTAATAAATCTTCAACACCAAATATTTCACCTATACTTTGTATAGTGTTCATAACTGCACCTATTACCGTTGCTATAAACTTTTCACCTATTTCACTAAAACTTCCCCATAGATTTGAAAATGCGTCTTTTAATCTATCAAAGTCTAATGTTATTATACTCATCAAAACTTCATTTACAAATTCTAAACTTGCCATAAACATTTTAAATGAAGCTTCAATACCAGCAATTAAAATTGTTAATGATTGACCAATACCTACTATTGCTGTCTTGGCAAGAACATCAACAACGACCATAATTGCGTCAAAAAGAGGTTTCATTGCAACGCCTAAATCTTTTAATCCATCTAATACAGGTGCTAATGCTTTTACAATATCATCCATATATCTAATAATAAAACCAACTGCTAGTGTTAAACCTGCAAGAGGACCAAATCTACCAAATATTTTAAACAATGCACCACTCTTACCAAAGAACGCCATAATCGGAGCAAACAATTTTCTTAATTTTGCAACACCTGGTAACCCCATCATAAATGCTGATAGAGCTGCTAGTTTACCACCTGCGCCTTCACCTTTTTCTTCGCCCTCACCACCAGGTACTTCTATACCAGCAGAGTCAGTAGGTAAATCTTTTTCTTCTTTTGCAAGCTCTGTACTTTGTTCTCTTAATTTACGTGCTTCATTTTTTTCAAACGATAACATATCACCTAGTCTAGTAGCAACATCTTTTATTCCTCTAACTGATTTAATAGTCAAGTCTCTTAATTGTTCTAATATACCAGTTTGGCTATCTGTCTTTTCAGATAGTATAGCTGCACCACCACCGACTAGAGCACCACCAATAACTTTCTGTTGTGATTCTACAACTGCTAGAGCTGTGCTTTGTATTGCTTCGTTTGTATCTTTATCCATTACTCTGTTTCTTTACATCTACATTTTTTACATTCGCATAGACCACAATACTCATCAACGTGTTCTGCTTCAACACAATGACAATTATGGTTACAATCTCTACACTTACGCATTATTTTTGTATCTTACTTGATTTGCCGTTAACATATAAACCAAACCAGGCAGCGCCAGCACCAACAACTACTGATACAAAACCAGCCTGTGCGTTATTTGGGGCTTCTAATGCCATAAACCAAGTCATAGTTTCATAGAATACTAGACCATATAGTACCATCATAAGTCTCGGTACGGTTCTCCAGTTTGATAAAAATTGTGGTAGTTCTTCTTTTAAAAACCACCATAACCATTTGATTTTGTCAACAACAGATTTTTTAGCTTCTTCTATCATTTTTGTTTCTTCCTCTTTTCATTTTCCTCTTTAATGTGTTGCATTAAGAGACCAATGTATATTTCCCTCTCCCAAGGCACCATATTATTTAATTCTGTTAAAGAATATTTATGATGTTGCATTAAAGCAAAATTAACTTGAAAATGGTTTTCAAGTGTGTCGTGTGAGAGGGCTATCCGAAAAAATCGGTCAGTCCTTGCAACGTTATTTTACTTTTCACCTTTGTTTTAGGATTCTCTACCTCTAATTCGTGTCTTAATTTAGGCATAGTCTCATAAAACTTTTGTATTTGTTTAAATGCACCACTAGGTATACTCTCTATGAATTTATCTAGTTCCTCTTTGGTGTAATCAGTTGCCATATGCACCTTTTCACCTTCAGAAATTTGGTATATACCCTTACCAATCATTTCAAACAATACTTTTGTATCAGCACCTTTTGAATAATCTTTTGTCGGGTCAATAGAAGCAATAGTTGGGTATTTCATAATAATACTAATGTTCTTTGCTTCGTCTACCATAATTTTATTTGTATGTTGGTCGTCAACGTGTACTTCCACTTCCGAAATATCAATGCTAACGTTAGCATAAGTTGATTTGTCGTCTGGACACAAAACTTTTAAATTTGCAATCTCTCCAACTGATTTAGACCTAATCTGTAAAAATACATATTCTAAATCAAATGTAGCTAACTCATCAACATTTAATTG